GATGAGCGGCGGTTTAGCTGGCGACATATATTACCCTGCTGCTGGCGCTGCAATCATGGCGGCACCTCCTGCTGCAAGAAGAATGGCAGAGTTGTATTTAAGACCGGAAGATGTGGCTTCTCGTTTACGCCAGACTCGTGTAAGCCCTGTTGGTGTTGCTGCTGGCGCAGTCAATCGTGCTCAGGAGGATTAAATGCCCCTTAAACGTGGTAGCAGTCAAAAGACAATCTCTACCAACATTGGTGAGATGGTGCGTGGTTACAAAGAAAGTGGCAAGATTGGCACCAGCCGTCCTGCTAGCAAACGTGCAGCAGTCAAACAAGCTGCGGCTATTGCCTATTCCAAGGCTCGCAAAACGAAGAGAGGTATGCGATGAACTACGATGTCATGATGAAAGCAGAAGGCAACAAAGAGATGAAGCGCCAGGAAGCACAGGCTGCTGAAGCAGGACGCAATGAAGTAGCAGGTTCGCTGGCAGCACAGCGAGCACTAGGACGTATGCCTGCAAAGATGCCTGACCGTCAACCTAAGCGCCGCATGACCCGATGAGGAAAAAGCAGGCAGGTATTAACCCTGCGCTCGAAGAAGCAATCAGCAAGTTGTTGGCAGAAGTCATGGCCGACCCAGCGGCTTCAATGGTTGATAAGACACGGGTTATTGACCGTGCTTTGAAACTAGAAGCCATACGCTTGAAAGCAGACGATGCAGCGTGGGGAAGTGGTTTTATGAATGATGACGAAGAAGATGCGAATTAAGGTAACATCCGTGAACCTTAAACTAACCCATGAGGCTGAGCATGGATTCAAATCTTCTGTTGAAAGTAGTACGTGTTTCTTTGAAATTGGTGGTGGCTAGGGTATTGACAATCTTGGCATTGTCGATGACTTTTGCGCTGGCTTGCTGGACAATGTGGGGGCCGACTTATGAACGACTCGCTGCGTTGTTGATCTTTGCCATCACGGTGTTTTTACCCTCCTTGATAAAGGAAACAAAGCATGATGACGACGATGAAAATAGTAAGCAAGCAAGTGATAGTTAAGCCTGTTGCTGCTACACCTAAGCAAGTCACCCCTAACTTCCAGCCCAAGTTCACCAATGGCGCTCCCTGCTATGGCACGATGACGGCTGCTGAGCAGTGGGGGACTAAACGTGGCAAGTAATATCGCCTTTCAAGCAACCGGCCCCTCGGTTGTTTTATCGGCAGGCGCTTCAAGCAGTAACGTTGAAGTTACTGTCGATACACCTGCCCAGCAGTTTGCTATTACAAACACAGGTAGTGCGGCAGTCGCTATTGCATTTGGAAGAACGAATGCAGTCACAGCGGCATTCCCGACATCAGGCAATGCGCAAGATGTGCATGTAATACCTGGTTCTACAAGAGTTGTTATTACAGGTATTCAAGCCTCTACAAGCAATACCGTTTATGTTGCAGGCATTGCTGCTAGTGGCACATGCGTGTGTTACATCTGCCCAGGAGAGGGATTGGCATAAATGGAAATCTCGATGTCAGTGGTTGTGCAGGCATTGATTGGTGCTGCCGCTGGAGCCTTTGGTGCTTATGTGGCGATTCGATCAGACCTGGCAGAACTTAAAGCAAAGGTTGAGCATCTCCATCTAACGGCAGATAAGGCTCATACCCGCATTGATCAAATCCTGAACAAATGAATTGGAGTGATGTCCTTAAGGCTGTCATCCCTGTCATTGTGGCTTCGCTTGCATGGCTGCTAGGACAGGTCGCTGACTTCTCAACAAGACTCACTAAGATCGAAGGCGCTATGCCTGCCTTGATCACAAAGGAAGGCGTACCTACTGACTCTCCTATATCTGCCGAGAAAAGAGCTATACAGAAAGAGCAACTCATGCAGCATATCAACGAACTTCAAGTCAAAGTTAGACTGCTTGAAGAGCGTGAAAAGATGGCTAGAAAGTAATGTTTGAATTGCTATCAGGCGGCTTACTAGGTTCTATCTTTGGTGGCCTGTTTCGGCTAGCACCAGAAGTGCTGAAGTTCCTCGATAAGAAGAACGAACGTCAGCATGAACTCAACATGTTCCAATTGCAGACTGATCTTGAGAAACTCAAAGGTCAGTATCGTATGGAGGAAAAGTATGTTGACTACAGTGTTCAGCAACTCGATACGATCAAATCGGCCTTTGAAGAACAGGCTGAAACGGCTAAAGCAGCAGGTAAGTTTGTGGCTGGAATCTCTGCCCTGGTACGTCCAGGAATCACCTGGGCATTATTTACTATGTACGCAGCAGTCAAGACGGCTTCGCTTGTTCTTGCATTTCAAACGGGTGCGCCTTGGGCAGAAGTCTTAGTCAAGACTTGGGATGAAGACGACTTTGGTTTGTTCACGATGGTACTCACCTTCTGGTTTGTCGGTCGCAGCATAGAGAAGTACAAGTGAATGAAGCGATTGAGCTTGCCACAAACGTACTCATCAAACCCTTTGAAGGCTACGCTAAACGTCTTCCTAATGGTGATTGTTGCGCTTATCCTGACCCCGCTACTGGTGGCGACCCTTGGACTATTGGTTACGGTTCTACTGGCCGTGATATTAGGCAATACACTGTCTGGACAAAAGAACAAGCTGAAGATGCCCTTCAGAAGCATGTCAGGTACTTCACATCAGGGTTGGTAAAACTCTCACCCAATCTACTGCAAGCAACGCCTAGACGCTTTGCAGCAGTCATCAGTTGGGCGTATAACTGTGGACTAGGTAATTACCGCATCAGCACCTTTAAGAAGCGTATAGACGCTAGCAATTGGGAAGATGCAGCCATAGAATGTGTGAAGTGGAATAAAGCAGCAGGTCGCGTACTACCAGGGCTAACAAGGCGTAGGCAAGCTGAAGCACTGATGATGAGGTAGGCATGGCAAACCCAATAGCAAAGACCACCAGAGGCAAGGGCAGGCACTTCCAGTCTGTCTCTGAGGGTGGTGGCATGACAGAGGCCGGTAGGAAGGCTTATAACAGGGCTACAGGCTCCAATCTGCAAGCACCTGCACCTAACCCTCGTACGCCTAAAGAACGTGCCAGGAAGAAGAGTTTCTGTGCGAGATCAAGATCATGGTCTGGGCCAAGAGGCAAGGCCGCTAGAAGACGTTGGAGGTGTTAAATGAAACCAGGTTTGTACGCAAACATTGCAGCCAAGAGAGAACGTATCAAAGCAGGATCGGGTGAGCGTATGCGCAAGCCTGGTGCTCCAGGTGCTCCCACCGCCAAGAATTTTCGAGAAGCGGCAAAGACGGCCAAAAGAAAACCCCGTCGCTAGGACGGGGAAATGATCGTCGGGAAGATCAACTTGAGGGGCGGAGCTATCTGCTGGCGCTTGCTCCCAGCGCTAACCTAGTGGCAGATTCACCGGAGACATTAGAGTTCATTCTGCATGAGCGTGATGGCATCGTCAAGCGTGAAGATCACCAGACTCTCTTTGCCATCTGCCCTGCAAATCACGACTGGCATCTTCTCGCCTTTGGCTGACACCTTGGCTTGTTCCATCCATTCGTAGAGTGCAATCTTCCTGCGACGCTTGCATTCGATCATAAACGGGCCTAAATCGATGTCTGAGCCACCATCTCTGGCTTGCCCTAGTACACGGCTTACTTTCGTTCCTAATCGATCTGAGAGCGCATTACAGACCTCTCGCTCATAGCTTGCACCTCTGGTCTTGCCTAGCTTGCTCAATCACGTTCTCCTTGCAAGATTTTCCAGGCTTCTTCCCTGACGACATTCTCTACGCTGTAGCCAAAAGCATCAGGGTCGAGTAAGGCTTTGATGAACATTTCTCTTGTCTTGAGTTTGTGATCAGTTCTTGCCAGCATGGCTCGTAACTCTTTGGTGAGTTCATAAAGCGTATCCAGTTTGGCTAGCAACTCTTCACGACTGATCTCATTCATGGTGCACCAACGTTAAACGGATTATTAAAGAATCTGTTTTCTATCGTAATACGGGTCTTGGTGAACTTGATAGGATTCTTAACAGGTTCTTTCGCTACAGGTTCCCAACTGGCGAAAGTGTAGAAGCGTTCTGTTACGCAATCGATCTTTTGTGTTCGCTTCTTGATGTGACCTTTGTGGAGCAGTGAACGAATGACGTACTTGACTGTTGGACTGCCAAGCCTGGTTTGCAGTTGAATGTCCTTGAATGTGGCTTCAGTCTTTCGCTTGGAAAGATACTTAAGCACTTTCAAGTGAGATTCTGTCAGTTTTGTCACGCCATATCCTCCCTTACTGCTTCGTCGTAAGCAATGTACTTACGCTCATCGACTCCCTTCAAGGTTTCATAGGTTGTGAACTTGTAACCGCAGGAAACGCATCTTCTCCTGCGAGTCACCCAGGTATCTTGCAAGGTGTTGCGGTTGTAGTAGCGTCGTGAGTCCAGCACAACGCTATCGTTCAACTGCCCTTGCTCAGCGCACTTAGGGCAAATCATGATCAGAACGGCACATCTTCGTCTGAACGCATCACTTCCCTTGCCGGTGCTGGCATATCACCAGGCTTCCAATTGTTGATCTTGAGGCTAAATAGCTCACCCCAGGTACCACGCTTGACCCAGCCTGCAATCTTGATCTGCTCACCTGCTTTGTAGTCCTGATCGCAAATGATGTATCCATCCCAGTCAGGTGCTTTCTCATGCTTCTTGTTCTTGACTGGAAAGAAGCTACCTTGACCAGGCCCATTCTTGTAATTACTTGAACTCATGTTATTTCCTCACTAATTGATACTCGGCAAATGATTTGCCATTTCGATTGATGGTGTGAGTCACAATCGTGTGACCCTGCTTTCTTAGTTCTTCGACTCTGGCTGCAAGTCTTGTTGAACCAATCTCTGCGTAGGCTTGCAGTTGCGTGAGCGTTCCTTGTTTCAAACGCTCAAGCACTGCCTGCGTCTGCGTCAATTTAGAACTTCCAGATCGTCCTCCATCGCATCCAGAGTCACTACCTTTTTTGCGATAAAACCCTCGACCTCATGATCGTGACAGCGCTTCTTGAATGCAATGGCTGCAACCCCGCTAAAGTTATCGATGGTTTCGTGGTTGACCCGAAAGAGAGACGCTAACTTAGCGTTCTTCTCCTCATTGCTCATCTTCTTGGAATCAGCAATCTTGCCAATCAAACCAAAGAAGTTGTTCTGCCATTCCATCTCATCCTGGTGCGAGCTGTAAACCTTGGCTCTATCACCTTCAGGAACCATCAGTTTGTATTTGCCTTCAATGACCTCAGCAACCTGTGGCACTGGTATATCAACCGGCATATGAATTGGCGCAGCGACAGCCCCAGGAATCGTTTCCACCTCTGTTTCATCAAGCATCCCCAATCCACAGTGAGCAAGCACCGTGCGTCTAATCGCCTTGGTTGTAGCTTTCATCAGAGCGTTGGCGAGCTTTTCTCCTGAGAGTCCACCGATGTCCACAGCGCCTTGATTCTCTGTAACTCTTCCATCCTTGCCAGTGACTCTTGCAGAAACGATATAGATTGTTTCAACTCGCTCTCGGTTAGTGAGCGTAACGGACAGTCCGTGCACACTAGAAAGCTGCTGCGTGGCACTAGCGTTTGCGTACAGGACTTTCTTTCCGTTAAGCAAGAGCACATCAAAAGGTTTTGCACTTGGGTCAAGACCGACTGTTGAACAACGATAGTTGTAGTAGCTAACGAGTTGGTTTTGATCAAGAGCACTTAAGTCTCCCTTGGTAACGATTGATTCAATGACTTTGACATCGAGTTTGTTTGGATCAACTAAATTGCTCATCCCAGTTCCCTCCAATATGTATGACATCTGGTTTCGTTTCAAAGCCCCAAGCACCGTCTTTAAGCGTCACAATGCAAGCCTGTGGGTTCAAGGCTTCCAGCATCATCCAGGCCCGTTTCATAGCGATGCAGTAGCT